CCTACGACACCTTGTCCGACAAAGAAAAACGCGCCATGTACGACCAATACGGCCATGCCGCGTTCGAACAGGGCATGGGCGGCGGCGCGGGCGGATTGGTGAAGCAGGGTGGATACCGCATCCACATCGCCAACCGCGGTGCGGAAAAACGCGAGCGTTTGGCAAAAGAATTGAATGTTGAAGTTTCTGAATCCCTGCCCGAACTGCATTCAGACGACGTTTTGATTCTTGCCGTCAAGCCGCAGGACATGGAAGCCGCGTGCCACAACGTTCGTGTCAACGGCGCATTGGTGCTATCCGTCGCCGCCGGTTTGTCTATTGATACTCTCAGCCGCTACCTTGGTGGAACACGCCGCATTGTCCGTACCATGCCCAATACGCCGGGAAAAATCGGTTTGGGTGTATCCGGCATGTTTGCCGAATCGGAAGTGTCCGAAGCCGACCGCACCGCCGCCGACCGGATTATGCGCTCCGTCGGTTTGACCGTTTGGTTGGATGAAGAAGACAAGTTGCACAACATTACCGGCATTAGCGGCAGCGGCCCCGCCTACGTCTTTTACCTGCTTAGCGCGCTGCAAGCCGCCGCTCAGGCGCAAGGGTTTAGCGAAGAAGATGCCCGTATGGTATTGAGTGAATGCGATTGGATGATTGACCAAATTCTGGAACATTCCAACGATTTGGGAAAGTTCTTGACGGCTTAATTGACGACCTGCTGCGTTACGCAAAAAAAGAGTTTGAGCTGGATAAACACCCCAAAGAGAGTAAAGCGACCTTGCGGGCACATTTACTCTCGCTGTATGAGCAGACAGGTGAAATGCCCGTCGAGCTTGACAATGAGCCACCGAATGATGCGGTGGCTTATTTATTGGGTTATTTCCAACAACTTTCCACGGCAAGGCAGTGCGGAATGAGCTTGAACCCGCTGACTTTTACGGAAATAGAGGCGTGGGGCAGGCTCTATAAAATGAAGCTCGACAGTTGGGAAATTGATGTGATTAAACAATTGGATTTAATTTATCTCAATACGCAAATGGAGCATTGATGGAAACCTTAAATTTTAGTCCTGATTATCAAGCGAGTAAAAAGCAAAGCCCGAAATTGAGTGAAGTTGATTTTGGCGATGGCTATACTCAATCTCGCCCGCAAGGGTTGAACCATAATCGAGCGACCTTTAATCTGACTTTTAGTGGTAATCCTGCTCGTATTCGGCAGATTGATGATTTCCTCACAAGACACGGCGGCTATCAAGCCTTTCTCTGGACGCCCCCTTTTGGTCAACAGGGGAAATATAAATGTAAAGAGCATCAAATTACCTACCAACAAAGCTATTGGCAACTGACTGGCGAGTTTGAGGAGGTCGTTTCATGACCGCAAATATCACCCCCAAATTTCAGCTTGAACTGGCAAAGCTCGAGCAAACGGCGTTGCTTGACTTGTTCGACGTCGATATGCGACAGCTTACGGGCAAAGACGGCAATCGTGGTGAGCTGTTCCGTTTTTATGCGGGTACGAATGAACTCACTCAGCCGATTATTTGGCAAGGCAACCGCTATACGCCCTTTGGGGTCAAGGCAGAGGGGTTTGAAATGTCAGGACAGGGGGCGAGCAATCGACCCACGCTCACGGTCGTCAATTTTGATGGCTTTGTGACCGCACTCTCGAATAACTTCGAGCAATGCTTAGGTGCGATTGTCCGCAGACGGCAAGTGTATGCCCAGTTTTTAGATGCCGCAAACCGCAATGCCGATCCACAGCAAGAGCGAGTGAGTTATTACCTGATTGAGCAATTAACCACGCTCACGCAAGATATTGCGACCTTTACGCTGGCGTTGCCGACCGAAACCGATAATGCCGTGATTAACAAGCGAACGATTTTAGTCACGTGCCCGTGGGTGTATCGCTCAACCGAATGCGGTTATACGGGTAGCCCTGTTGCGGATGAAAAAGACCAACCGACCACCGACCCGAAAAAAGACAAATGCTCGGGGTGTTTGCGGGGGTGTCAGCTACGTCATAACACCCTCAATTATGGTGGGTTTATTGGGGTGAATAAATTAGGCTAACAACAACTGTGCTGGGATACCTAAGCCGTGATAAAGTTTCTTGATCATCGTCAGGCTTAATGGGCGCTTGCCATTTAACACCTCAGAGACTTTAGAAGGCGAGCCTAAATAAGCCGTCATATCTTTGGTGGTTAAGTTGTTTTGTTCCATTCTGAACTGGATCATATCCAGCACACTCACATCATCGGTTGGGAATGCATAATATTTTTTTTCGTAGGATTGAATCAACAACGCCAAGGCTTCAAGCTCTAGTGCCGCTTCGCTTTCTTCAGGTGGGTCTAAATCCATTAGCGTATCTAAGCGGGTAAGGGCTTGTTGATAATCGTCTTCGTTGGTAATTAAGCGAATTTGTGTCATAACGCCTCCTTAAAATTGTTGCTTGTCATATTCTGCGTGCGTGCCAATCCATTCGATTTTGACAATGCCATTGACATAGCGCACCTTAACGACAAGGCGATAATGATTGCCTTTAATGTTGAAAATAACTCGATTGTCGGCAAGAAAATCCGCACTGCGATAGCTATTTTTAATATCTTGCGGTGTTTTCCATTGAGACAATTCCACACTTTTAAGCCACGTTTTCAATGCCTTTTCGGCATTGGCGTGTTTTTGGCTAAAAGCAACGAGTTTATCAATTCCCACAACAAGCATCTTGTTATCCTCTCTTTATCTGGTGAAATTATAACATAATTTCCCAAAATGGGAAAGTAAAATGAAAGAATCTATTGAACAACAAATTATTGACTACGCCAAATCCACAGAACCGCACGAATGTTGCGGTTTTATTTTGCGAGACCATATGGCGGGCGAACGGTTTTATTACCCTTGCCAAAACGTGGCAACCGATCCGCTCAATTTCTTTGAGATTACCCCCGAAGAACAAATCGAGGCGGAAAAATTGGGGTGGATTGAGGCGGTTGTCCATTCACACCCGAACGGTAAACCTGTGTTATCGCTTGCCGACCGTCAGGTGTTCGCCCACACCGATTGCGATTGGCTGTTAGTCTGTGACGGCAGATTGCAACGTTTCCCGAAAATTGCCCCGCTTGTTGGCAGAACCTTTGAGCACGGCAAAACCGATTGTTACACGCTGTTTAAAGATTTCTACTTTTTAGCGGGTTTAGATATGGACGAGTTCAATCGTCCCGATGAGTGGTGGCACAACGGGCAAAATCTTTACTTGGATAATCTCGAAGGGCAAGGTTTCAAGCGGTTAGATTCTCAGGAAACTTTGCAAATTGGCGATGTGATTTTGATGCAGGTAGGGGCGAACGTGCCGAATCACGCGGGCATTTACTTAGGCAGTCAGATGGTGTTGCATCATAGTCCCAAACGACTTAGCAAGCGAGATTTATACGATGGCTACTGGCTCAAACATACGCACTCGATTTGGCGACACCACAATGCCGAGCAGTTGGATTTTTCCATTCCGCTTTCTACTTTAGGACATCACTATGATCAAGATTAAATTCTACGGCTCACTCAAGCGTTTTGGCACGGATTTTCAGCTAGATTGCCAAACGGTGGCAGAGGCGTTAAAAGCCTTGATGAGCCAACTAAAAGGACTGCGTCATATGATGCAACAAGGGATGTATAAAGTCCGTATTGGTTCGCAATATTTAGATAATCGATACCTGGAAAAAGGCTTGCATTACCGCTTAAGAGCAGGAATGATGGTGCATTTTACCCCAGTGTTAAAAGGGGCGAAGCGTGGTGGCGTATTTGGCGTGATTGCGGGCGTTGCTTTGATTGGTGCGGCGGTGTTACTTGGACCTGTCGGTGGCATTATCAGTTCTCAAGCGGCAATGATGTTGGGCGGAATGGGGGCGTCGATGTTGCTAGGTGGGGTGGCACAAATGCTGACTAAAACGCCGAGTATGGGGAGTTTCAACGAGCAAGAGAAAAAATCTTCGACGGCATTCAGCGGGCTACAAAATCGGGTCGCACAAGGGCAAGCCATGCCACTGGCTTACGGGCGAATTTTGGTGGGATCATTGATTATCTCGCAAGGGATTGAGACCTTTGATGTGGTGTAAGAGGTAAGCAGGCAAATTATGGGATTATTCCGCAAAAAGAAAAAAGCACATACGCCCGTTGAGGCAAAAGAGAGTGGACGCAGTAAACAACGTATTAAAATTGTGGAAGTGCTTTCAGAAGGGGAAATTGAAGGTTTAGTAGACGGGTTAAAATCGGTCTATTTAGATAAAACCCCGATTGAAGCCAAAGACGGTTCGTACTATTTCAAAAATGTGGAAATTGAAGGGCGTGAAGGGACACAAACCCAAGAGGTCATGCAAGGCTTTCAAGCGGTCGAAAAAGAAATTTCCGTTGCAACCGAAATCACCAAACGCACCGCTTTAACCCGCACGGTCACCGATGCTAATGTGAATCGCCTTCGCTTAACCTTGGGCGTGCAAGCGTTGTTTGAGCAGAACGACCAAGGCGATACTCATTCAGCGACAGTAGAGTTTAAAATCACGGTAGGCACACAACAAATTCCGTTTACCATTAAAGGCAAATATAACTCGTCTTATTCACGTGCCATTATCGTGGAAAACTTACCACGCGTGCCTTTTACCATCAAAGTGGAACGTATCACTGCCGATTCTACCTCGAACCGCTTGGCGAACAAAACAATGTGGGCGAGCTATACCGAGATTATTGATGCCCAATTCCGCTACCCGAACACTGCTTATATGGGGGTGAAATTCGACTCGGAGTATTTCAACAATATTCCCACTCGCACCTATGAAATCTACGGCATCAAAGTCCGTGTACCGAGCAATTACGACCCTGAAGCACGCACTTATACGGGGTTATGGGATGGCACTTTTAAAGTCGCTTACACCAATAATCCTGCGTGGATTTTGATGGATGTTGTTACCCACAAACGTTACGGCTTAGGTGACCGCTTGGGTGAGTTTAGCGTGGATAAATGGGCACTTTATAAAATCGCCCAGTATTGTGACCAGATGATTCCTGATGGTTTTGGAGGGCGAGAGCCACGCTTTACGTGTAATTTATGGCTGACTGAACAACGCAGTGCTTATGATGTGCTCTCTGATTTATGCTCGATTTTCCGTGCGATACCCGTATGGAATGGCACAGAGCTGACCTTTATTATGGATAGACCCTCTGATCCAGTTTGGACTTACACCAATGCCAATGTGGTAGGAGGGCAATTTTCACGCCAATATTCGGCAATGAAAGCACGCCATAATGCGATTCAAGTGGAATACAAAGATGCCGAGAACAACTACGAGAACACGATTGAGTATATTTCTGATGATGAGCAGATTCGTAAATTCGGTTTAAACCTCAAAAAAGTGACCGCTTTCGGCTGTACTTCACGTGGGCAAGCGTTCCGCACAGGTAAATGGATTTTAGAAACTGAACGCCTTGAAACTGAAACGATTACTTTCATGGTGGGCAGTGAAGGCTTGATGAATATCCCTGGCGATATTATCCGTGTGAGCGACAACCATTTTGCAGGCACGAATATTGGTGGGCGAGTACAAGCAATTCACGGTCGAACCCTTACGCTTGACCGTGAAATTCAATTCAGTGCGAATCATTTTTTAAGTTATATAAACGCACAGGCGAAACATCAGAAAATACGCATCACCGCTGTTTCTGGCAAGCAAGTGACGTTAGATTCCGAGCCTGTTGGATTGAGCTTACAAGGTGTATGGTCGCTTTTAACACAGACTGTTGCCTCTCAACTTTATCGTTGTATGACCGTAACGGAAAACGAAGAGGGGACTTACACCATTTTCGCCCTGCAACATGAACCGCAAAAAGAGGCGATTGTCGACAACGGAGCGAGTTTTGAGCCTCGCAACACCAGTGTGATAAAAACGCCAACTTTGGAAAGCCTCAATGCGGAGGCGACCCCAAACGGCTTAAAGCTTAATTGGTCGTCTACGGCTGGGGGGGGTACGCTCACTTATGATATTAAGATCCTGAAAGCGGGCAATTTGTATGCCTACCATAAAGGTGTCAGCAGTACCGAATTTTCTACAGATGATTTGCCTGATGGTGATTATACAGTTGTCGTGCTTGCCAAAAATGCCAGCGGTCAAATGGTGAGTGAAAAAGCGCAAAACTTTACCATAAATCGCCCGCCTGTACCCCGTGATGTGGTAGTGCTCGGCGGGCTAGGTAATATCACGATCTCGTGGGCGTGGGTAGATGATTTCACCCAAACTGAAATCTGGGTAAGCGAGCAGGATAACCTTGCCAGTGCACAACGTTTAACCAAGCTCACTGCAAAAATGTACAGCCATGAAGTCGGTGCAAAACAGGTGCGTTATTACTGGCTTAGACACGTGCGTGGGCAAAATGTGGGGGCGTTTTATCAACAGGCGGGCTTGCGGGGCGAAAGTTCGGTAGATATTGATAAAGAGCTGAAACTGCTGAATGAAAAGCTCAGCAAAAACATCATCAACGAAGTGTTTGATACTGCAGCCCCAGCACGTAAGTTGGAGATGGTGAAAACCGTAGCGAACCTTAATGTAAACCAGTTCCAAGGAGTAAAACAGGTTTACAATGAAAGAGACGGCAAGTTGTATCGCTGGGATGGCAGTCAGTACACATCAAAAATACAAGCCTCTGAAATAGCGGGTCAATTAAGTCAAAATCAACTTGATCATGCATTAATTAACCAACTCACCACAGCAAAAGATTCTGCAATACAAGCCGTAGCACAATCTCAAGAGGCTAAACGTAAAGCGGCAGCGTTAAC